ATACATTCAGAGCTGATGCTCCTAACATAACAACGATAACGAAGGATGTCATCGCACAAATGTCAATAATAGTTCTTTTCATTCTTCCATCTCCTTAGTAATTTTCATACATTCTCCTACCATCTCAAAATCAAACAAATACTCACGACACCTATAGAAGTTGTAAAGACTTGCTGTTCTACGATAGTACCATCCTGTCATGGGTTGCATATAATTCATGCTTATGTGATTATATAGAGGGTCAAAAAGTTCTTTGTCAAGAATATCTTCTGTTAAAAAATTTTCATAACTATTATTAAACTCTTCCTGACACTCTTCTCTGGTTCCTAAACCTTTGTCTGCTAGTTTTCTACAAGCAAACAAAGTTTCAAAATTCTCCATTTTTCTATCACACCACGCAGAATAATGACCAGTTATACCATTCAGTATAAGTAAAGGAATTGCAAATGTCAATGTAAAATTTACATATGCCTTTTTAAGTTTAGCCAGCATCTAACGTACCAAAAGATCTACGTATCTCACGTAGTTCTTCAAAGTTCTTTTGTTTTGTACCACCGTCATATGACCAAGCGTATCCCTCTTCGATCATTTTTTCGTTGAGCGATAGTTCATCATCACCAATGTATAACCAACCAAGCAAGCGACCATACTTACCCATCCCACCTTTAAGTTCAGTTCGTATAGTGAGTTCATCATCTCCATCAATTGCATCCTCCAAATTTTTTTTCATCCAGTTTGTAGCGTCTAGTCCCAGTGCTTTTTCTTCCAGATCTCTTGTTCTTTTCTCTGGTGTATCAACTCCTGCAACTCTAACTCTTTCTTTCTTGTATAGATCAAACCCAAGATCAATGGTGACATCAATAGTATCCCCGTCAACAACACGATTAATCTCCGTTACTCTAAAGTTATAGCAGCTTTTCCTGCTCGGTGGAACCATCGCTCCCATTCTGAACCTCCCAAAAATCATCTAGTGCATTATTTATAGCATCACCTGGCTTGGTTGCTGTCCTCTCTATCTGACCTTTCCTTGCATTTTTCATAAATTGCATTTGTATACTTTGCCAATGAGCAGGATCATAGATATCTATTTCTCCTCTTAATTCCTGTCTTGGAATCATAATTAAATCTCTATCATCAACTTCTTGTGCATGGGCAGGTGGGTCTGTCACTGGTGCTGTACATCCAACCAATATGAGTGGTATTGCCAAATACTTAATCATTCGGGAACAGGTAATCATATCTCATTATATAGTATATTATTATTGTAACAGCAATTAATAAAATTGCAACCATTATAACAACCGACCAAGTAACCGTTTGAGCTGCCATAACTTAATCCTCCACCATTTACGTTTACGTTGAACTGGTAATATTTCTTTAAACCGATGCATCAAATACCTTGGTCTTTATATCGAGAGTAAAACTCTTTCAATGAAGATTGGCATTGACCTTTATTTTCTTCTGGGTATTCGTCTTTATATCCTTTGATTCTTTTCCATTCATTATGTAATGCTCCAAGTAACCACGCTTGAGATAAACTATGAGGTCCGTTCTCTAATAGTTCAAGATGACGTTTATTATTACAAAAATTTTTTGCGTAGTCTTCTCTCCAATTTGAATCGTCGTATGTTTTTTCCATTAAAGTCCTTCGCTCCAAAAGTTATCTACTGGTGATTGCATGTTCCTAGACATTACAAATAATCCTATATTTGTAAAAAACCAAAATATATTTATCAACCAAGTATTTCTCCACAAATATTTACGATTATATTCTACAATATAGATATCTCTTTCATTACCACCTTTTCTAACTATCTGCTCTAATCCAAGTGCAACGACAAAACCGATTGCGTAGATGTAAAAGATAAAATTTAGAAAACTAGATGTGAGTAGTAAAAGAGATAGCATTTAATTGTTACAAGTGTAATATTTATTATATCACTAAACCATCGACATCGCAAGTTTTAATTCTCTTGCGTGATTAAGTTCATCCTCGGCTATCTCTGCAATCTTTTTATCTTCTGGATGATATGCAGAGTATTTGACGTAAGTTTCGTATGCGTGTTTTTCAATCTTCATATTGATGTCATACGCATCTATTGGACTAGCGAAATAATAAGCAACCATAATCCAATAGTAAAGAAGAACCAAGTGTTTAGCGAAGAATCTATCGATCCAATGCTCATTGCCTCCACGAGTTTCCATCTCCTCCAAGTGTTCTGTTTCATTTAATGCCTGATAGAAATGTTCCTTCATTAAGTATATATGGTCTTCTCCTCGTAGTCCAAGTGACTCACGAAAGTGAAGTACACTTATGAATGAGAAGTATGGTGCTCTTGCAATAACTTCAAGAACCCAGAATCTTTGAAAGTCTCTACCACGATAGAGAAAATCAATGATGTATATTGTGGTGTCTAGCACCCAAGTATTAAATTGTTTCATACCCAAGCGTAATTAATTGATGTGTAAACTGCTATGCAGATGAATCCAAATAGAATAGTTGTTGATTTGATTGGTAGATTTTTCATTTAACCTCCTTAATTGAGTCCAATGAAAAAGGATGCTCGTGTAGATACGGAACATCCTCTCTTGCGTGTTTTACTGCTTCAAATGCGTCTTCTGCATATTCACCAATTTCATGGTGTTCATTTTTTTGGTCGTGCCAACTTAATGTGTAGTGGGACATGATAGTTTCAACTCCAGTACATTATTATTTAGTATATCATACTAGGTATAATTACGCATTGATGTGTGGACTCCCACACCTATCACACTCTTTTTCTTCTTATCTTAACAATTGAAATACCTGCTATTAATCCTACAACTAATCCTAAAGATGCTACTGCAACTGTAGTGCTGAATACTAATTCAACTGGAACGAAAGGTTGTGTTTCCCAAGTGCCTGGTAATGTATACACTGATGGATTTGATGCAAAAATCATTTTTCTTTTCTTTTCTCTATGTATATTCTAGCAGAAAATTTTAGATTTGCAACTTAACAATTCTTATTTAAGTCTTCTGCCATACCACCACCTATTTCTGCACCTTGATTTCCACTAAACATAGTTACCCAACCAGCAGCAACCCAACCAACAATGGGAATATTAGCGACGCTAGGAGCAACACTGGCACCAACACTTGAACCAACGAGCCTTCCTGTTTGCTCTGCTCCTCCGATTGCTTTGATACAGGCTTCTGATTTTTTATCTCCTTCTGTAACTGTAATTGGTTTGTTGTGAACTGCACCGTCCATTGTGTACTGTTCCACGACTTTAACTTTGTTGTTAGCCAACCCAAGAAACCCACCTTTAGTATTGCTATCCCTTTCCACACGCATTACTTTTGGATCGTTTGCTTTGTAACTAATTCTATATCCATCTCTTCCAACTTCTGCTTCGTATGATGTATAAGGACCAACTGGTAAATTAATACTTGGTAATTTACTTTGACGATTTGATAAAGAACCTATCATACCAATGTGAGATAAACCAATAAGTCCACCCAATCCCAAGGCGAACCATTTACCCCATTTCACTTCTTTCTTTTCCATTATCCTTTCTTAGGTGGTACAGAAGGAGCAAGTACCATTGGTGCTTGTTCTATTCTGATTGTTTGTGCGGGTGCTGTATTTGCTGCTTTCTCGATTAATACTTCCATATCTTTCTTAGATATACTTGCTCCTCCTCCTGATGATGATGCATTCTTTTTCCTTTGTCCTGCCTCAACACCGAAAGTAGCTAGGACACCTGTAAAGACCGAAGCTATGAAAGTTGGATCGATATTATCTTGTTTTGATAGACCAGGAAATTGAACATAATTTAATGTCAATATTCCACCTGCCCAGATCAAGATTCCGAGTCTTACAAAAGTACTTAAGACTAGCATCTGCTCTTCTTTGTCATCAATTGCCTCTTTTAGTTTACCTAGAGGACCTTTAGGTTTTACTTCTTCTTTCTTTGCTTCAGCCATGGGATCAATATGTCTATATTATATATAGACTCTTAATCCTTAAAAACCTAATGGTATTGGTGACATAGGTGATTCTGGTGTTGGATTAGAAGGTGCTGGTAAACCTAGACCACCTCCAGCTAGACCTTCGAGTGCTCCAGTACCAGCTCCTTCGCCAAGTATTCCACTCATTCCGCCTGGCATCACAGATTCCATTATCTTGCCTTTGACGTTTTCGATAATCGCATCCTTGCGTATGAATACGTAACCACCAAGACCAACAACGGTGAGAGATACAACACCACTTGCAATAGCGATTCCATTTACTATTTTTTGTAACATAATACTATTTAATACAAATTATATATCATACTCGCTATTTTCTCCCATATATTCGAGAGAAACAATTTCGTGGTGAATTTCTTTATCTTCTCTGAGTAACCATTCTGCAAACTCCTGACGGATTGAAATTGCATCTTTTAACTGTTCTTCATCACCATCAGTGCATAAATCATTCATTCGGTCTATTGACCAATCGTAAGTTGTTCTAAGAGTCTTTGTTAAATTCACCGTAATCTTTACGCATATAGCGTCCGAGTATGTTGCTATTATAATACATTGGTGTCCCGTCGTCAAGTGCCTCCATCAACACATTGTGTAAGAACAACTGTTTTGTTTCTTCGTAGTTTACTTTTCCAAGGGTTGTGTGGAGGGAGATAATTTCTCTTCTGAAAGAGTCTTTTCCAATTTCTCTAATATCTCGTTTAAGATCGTCAGAGCTTCCATAATATCGCTTCCAGTCTGACTCTGAGGTAACTTTTCGTTTTCCTCCTTTGGGTTTTCTTTTCTGAGTAAAATACTTTCTTCCGATATATTGCTTTCCGCTTGTAGTATTGGTGATGCGATAGACGAACCCATAGTTGTCGCCAATATCATCAGAGGTAAAAGGACGACCTTCATATATCCAAGGGTTTTCATAATCGACTTCCAAAACAGTAATCATATTTTAACACATTCATATCTATATATCCATAAATATCAATAAACGATTATATAAATGACTGTTTATAGAAAGAACATAACTATTAATGTTGGTGAAACTTTCAGTGAAGACTTAACATTATTAAGTGCTGATGGAACTGGAGTAGTTGAATTATCAGGTTTTACAGGTGAATCAAAACTAAGAAAGCATCCTCGAAATCCACAGTTCGCAGATATCCAAGTTGGTATATCAAGCACTATTCAAGGACAAATTAATATCTCCATTGCTGCTACAGTTACTAAATTTTTCCGATCAGGTAGACATGTATATGATGTAGTTTTAACTCGTCCAAGTGGTTCTAAATTTGTTGCAGTCGAAGGTAACGCTCTGATAAGAGCAGGTATTAACACCATCGTACATTATTATGGTTCACCATAAATAAAGATAAAAATATATGGCAGTCTTTAGCACCAATCTAGTAATATA